CCCGTCCTGACAATCGCAACACCGGCAGGCAGATCGACTTCCGGGGCAGTCCTGGGGCCACCGAACTGTGGCGGGGCATATTGCGGGGCGCCGGCATGGCGTCCGGTAGTGAGGTTGACAGCGGCATATTCGGAGCGACTGCCGCCATCCCAATAGGTGCCGGAGAGTGTGACGCGCTGGCAGACGATCAGATACGCGCGCTGCTTGCGGTAGTCCGGCGCAGCTGCGCGGATAACGCGGAGAATTTCAGGATGTTGTTTCAAGGTTACGGTTTCCATGTGCGTGCCTCAAATGTGGAAAAACGGTTCTGCGATTTCGTGGTCGCCATGCTGTAGGACGGTTTCAATCGCCCCAAGAAACAGCGACTCCCACGGGGCAGGGTGTTGCTCTACTTCGACCGCAATCGTCGCGTGTTCGGCAGCTGCGGCAATGACAGCGTGGACTGCTCGGGCGACAACGGGGTCGGTGATGTTGTTGCAGTCGGCGAGCATTCGGAGATAAATTTTCATCGCGCCGACTCCGAGTGACGATTGAGAGCAGCGAGCCAGGCTGCGCGAGCGTTGCGCTGCGTGTAAAAGTGCCCGAAATAAATGTACGCGTTACCGCGTCGGACGTACGCGCGCCAGCCGAAATCGGTTCGTTCAAAACGAATGGTTTTCATCGTGTTCCTCGCGTGAGTGCTGCCGCCTGTGCATCCTTCAGGTGTCGGAAGGTGCCAAGCTCGGACAGCAACCCATCAACGTAATAGGGGCGTAGCGCGGTGGGATGGCCACAGTGCCGGACAAGCAGATCGGCGCCGGTGTGGTACCAGGCCCAAGCGCGGCCAGAGTGCTTCATCGTCGGCACCCAACGGGGCGACGGTTCGGCGTCTGGAAACAGGTCGGGAGTGCGAGCGGAATCCTCCCCCCGCAAGGGGGTGGCGACAGGGTGGGTTTTGGTCATGTTGCACCTCATTAGATGACAACGGGGTGTTGTCATGAGATGGGAGTGTAGACCTGCTCCGGGTTGACTGTCAAGCAGTTTGCCGCGCGCCTGGCACTAGGGGAAACCCTTAGCCCGAAGGGCAACAGGCTTGCAATGCATCCAGCCTATCGGCTAGGATTCGCCCATTGTCAATTCCTATCATGTACCCGTCCATGAAACTAAGCAGGAAAGCAATCAAGGAAGGACTCCAAGCTGTGCCGGTAGACGTCCTGCTATTAGGCGCGGCAGCTGCGAAGGAATCAGGACTGACAGCGAAGCAACGCAAGTTCGCGGAGCGGATCGCAATGGGTGATACGAAAGCGGGAGCGTATCGGGCAGCGTATGACTCGAACATGAAGCCGCATCACGACAGCTTAGAGGGGCAGAGGCTCGCGGCAAACCCGGCAGTCGCCCGACAGATCGAGGCTCTGAACCTGGCGGCAGAGGCGGCGAGGCACGCAACCCCCGCTGCTCTGCGCTCCCTGGTGATCCAACAACTCACCGAGCACGCACTCTCAGCTGACGTCAAACCCGCTCAGAGACTGCGCGCCCTGGAGCTACTAGGCAAGGTTACCGAGGTGGCAGCATTCACGGAGCGGCGGGAGATTGTGCGGTCAATTGATGCAGCCGGCGCGCGCCAGGCACTTCTGGAGTCCTTGAGGGACGCGCTGCGATCAACGTCAATCGACGCCGAAATCGTAGAGCAACCCTCATCGGCACGCAAGGCCCGGACGCTTCCCGCACCGAGTAACACTGTTACCGCTGAGCAGCTGCCGGAGGCTGACCCCGGACGGGGCGACGAAGGCCAGGACGCCGACCCCACCGTGGTGGCGCCCCCCGCGCAGCCGGAGGCGAGTGCCCCCGCTATGCTTAGTAATCCCTCCCCTCGATCCGCTAAAAATTCCGTTGAGTCCCAAACCCCCCACCCTGCGCTGGACGAGTAACACATAGGGTAAACCCTAACAAGGGTAACACCTGTTACCCTACTACGGGTAAACCCTAATAGGGGGGGCGGGGCTATGAAAAGTTAGGGAGTGATAGATGGCGACTATGGGGAAAGCCCCCGGTAGGGTGCGGCGTAAGAAAAAAGGGGGGGGTATGACACCAGCTCAGAAGGAAGTGTTTTTGGTGATAGATGAGTGGTGGAAGAAGTTTGGGTTCGGGCCTACGGTAGATGATGTGATGAGGTTGACTGGGGATAAGGGTAGGGGGAATGTGAATAGGAAGATGAGGAGGTTGGTAGAACTTGGGATATGTAAGGGGGCGCCTAATAGGGCGAGGTCGATTAGGCCGTCTTATTTGAGGGTAAGAGAGATTGAGTGATGAGTTGTTAGAGGTGCTGGGTCAGATGACTGACGCTCAGTTGGAGAGGGTGTTAGAGAAGATGCCTTTGGGGCAGAGAGAGCATTTGGCACAGATTGCTGAGGAGTATGGGAATGCTAGAAAAAGGGAGAAGGGCCAGAAGAACTTTATGGAGTTTGTGAAGTTGATGTGGCCAAATTTCATTGGTGGCCGGCATCATGAAATCATGGCAGAGGCGTTTGAGAGAGTAGCTAAGGGGGAGCTAAAAAGGTTGATTATCAATATGCCTCCTAGGCATACGAAGTCGGAGTTTGCGAGCTATCTCTTGCCGGCGTGGTTTTTGGGGAAGTATCCGAATAAAAAGATCATCCAGTCCTCTAATACGGCGGAACTAGCAGTGGGGTTTGGTAGGAAGGTAAGGAACTTGGTTAAGAGTGAGCAATACACTAAGGTGTTCCCCAATGTTGCGTTACGGCAGGACTCAAAAGCTGCGGGTAGGTGGTCAACCAACTTTAACGGCGAGTATTTTGCTATTGGGGCTGGTGGTACGGTGACAGGTAAAGGTGCGGATTTGTTGGTGATTGATGATCCGCATAGTGAACAGCAGGCGAAATTAGCAGAGAACGATCCAAGTATCTTTGATACGGTGTATGACTGGTATACGTCAGGGCCACGGCAGAGGTTACAACCAGGGGCTTCGATAGTGATAGTGATGACTCGCTGGTCAAAGAGAGATTTGACGGGCCGAGTGATGAAAGATTCGGTTCAGAGAGGTGGGGATGAGTGGGAACTGATTGAATTTCCTGCGATTTTGCCCTCGGATAAACCACTATGGCCAGAGTTTTGGTCGATAGATGAGCTGTTAGCACTGAAAGCGGAGCTTCCCAACTCAAAATGGCAGGCTCAGTACCAACAAAGCCCGACTTCTGAGAGCGCGGCGCTAGTAAAACGGGAGTGGTGGAAGATTTGGGAGGCTGATGACCCCCCTTATTGTCATTTCACACTCATGGCGTGGGATACGGCTTTTGAGAAATCCAACAGAGCAGACTATTCGGCCTGTACGATTTGGGGCGTGTTCAACCACCCCAATGAACATGGGGAAGAAAAGGCCAATATCATCTTGTTAAATGCAGTTAGAGACAGGGTGGAGTTCCCAGAACTGAAAAAGATGGTCTTGAGGTTGACCCAGGACTGGGAACCGGACAGTACGATCATTGAGAAGAAGGCTTCTGGAGCGCCTTTGATATATGAACTACGAGCTATGGGTATCCCTGTTCAGGAATTTACCCCAGTAAGAGGAAACGACAAGATCACGAGGTTAAACGCCGTGTCTGATCTCTTCGCTTCAGGTAGAGTTTGGGCGCCAAACACACATTGGGCAGAAGAAGTGATGGATGAGGTTGCCTCATTTCCTTCCGGGGAACATGATGACTATGTAGATACCGTATCTTTGGCGCTCATGCGCTTCAGAAAAGGCGGCTATGTGACAGCTGACTTAGATGAAGAGGAAGATACCAAGCACTTCAAGAGAAAGCCCGTTTACTACTAAGGACAAACATGGACATTGATAAAGCCATCAACCAAGCCCCTATGGGCCTAGCAGTTTTAGAGGACGAACCCATAGTAATTGAGATTGTTGATCCAGAGTCGGTGTCTATCAATGGGATTGAGCTGGATTTTGAGGTTGAAGATGACTTTTCAGCTAACCTGGCCGAAGAGATGCCAAGTGATGCTTTACAGGGACTGGCGTCTGATTTACTGGCAGACTTTCAATCGGATGTAGATAGTAGGAAGGACTGGATTCAAACCTATGTGGATGGCATCCAACTATTGGGGATGAAGTTAGAGGACAGAACTGAACCCTGGCCTGGTGCGTGCGGGGTGTATCACCCGTTACTCGCAGAAGCTCTCGTGAAGTTTCAGTCCGAAACCATCATGGAGACATTCCCAGCCCAAGGCCCAGTCAAAACCCAAGTCATCGGCAAAGAAGATAGCGAAACCCGCGACGCAGCTACCAGAGTTAAGGAGGACATGAACTATCAACTAACCGAACAAATGCCCGAATACCGGCCCGAACACGAACGACTCCTTTGGGGGCTGGGTCTGGCAGGTAACGCATTCAAAAAGGTCTATTACGACCCCAGTGTAGCGCGTCAAGTAGCAATTTTCGTGCCCGCAGAGGATATTGTCGTTCCGTATGGTGCATCGAGTTTAGAAACCGCAGAGCGTGTAACGCACGTTATGAGGAAGACTGAGAATGAGATGCGCAAGTTGCAAGTCAGTGGGTTTTATCGGGATATAGATTTAGGGGAACCCACGGATACGTTTGATGACGTAGAGAAAAAGATCGCCGAACGTATGGGTTTCCGGGCAAGTAGCGATGACCGTTACAAGATTCTGGAGATGCATGTCACGTTAGATTTGCCGGGGTATGAAGACGAAGATGATGGTGAAAAGACTGGGATTGGTTTGCCGTATGTAGTGACTATTGAGAAACATAGTGCAACGATTCTATCTATCAGGAGAAACTGGAACCCTGATGACGAGTTGAAGCTAAAGCGTCAGCACTTTGTCCACTATGGCTATATACCTGGGTTTGGCTTTTATTGTTTTGGGTTGATCCACCTTATTGGCGCTTATTCAAAAGCAGGAACATCCTTAATCCGACAGCTCGTGGACGCAGGTACGTTGTCCAATTTGCCTGGCGGATTCAAAACAAAAGGACTTAGGGTCAAAGGAGACGATACCCCCATAGCGCCAGCGGAGTTTAGGGATGTGGATGTAGCGTCTGGAACCATCAAAGACAACATCATGGCGCTGCCCTACAAGGAACCAAGTCAGGTTCTGGCAGGGTTGATGGACAAGATCATTGATGAGGGCAGGAGGTTCGCTTCAGCGGCGGATCTTAAAATCAGTGATATGTCAGCTCAGTCCCCAGTTGGAACAACGCTGGCTATCTTAGAAAGAACCCTGAAGATCATGAGCGCCGTCCAGGCTCGGATCCACTACTCCATGCGGCAGGAGTTCAAGCTACTCAAGAACATTATCAAGGACTACACCCCAGAAGAATATAACTATCAACCAGAGGATGGTGATAGAAGAGCTAAAAAGTCCGACTATGACCGGGTAGATGTGATCCCAGTGTCCGATCCCAATGCTGCAACCATGAGCCAAAAGGTTGTGCAGTACCAGGCGGCACTGCAATTGGCTGCATCAGCTCCCCAACTGTATGACCTGGCCCAGCTGCACAGACAGATGTTGGAGGTTCTTGGGATCAAGAACGCTTCTAAGTTGGTGAAGCTAGAAGAAGACAATAAGCCCAAGGATCCCATCACAGAGAACATGGATGTGGTGAGAATGAAGCCCTTGAAGGCATTTGCCTATCAGGATCACCAAGCACACATAACGACCCATCAGTCATTCATGCAAGATCCGATGACCGCACAAATGATTGGGCAGAACCCCCAGGCCCAACAAATGATGGCGGCGCTCCAAGCCCACATCGCAGAACACTATGCTTTCCTATACAGGAACATGATTGAGCAACAGGTTGGCGCGGCCCTGCCTCCTCCCGACGCAGAGGAGCCGTTACCCGAAGAGTTCGAGGCGGCTCTTTCTAGGATGGTGGCGCAGGCATCTCAACAGTTGCTTATGCAAAATCAAGCTAAAGCCCAACAACAACAAGCCCAACAACAGGCCCAAGATCCGATCATGCAAATGCAGATGCAGGAGCTTCAGATCAAAGCCCAAGACGTACAGAGAAAGGCGCAAAAAGATCAGATTGACGCACAGATGCGCTCCCAACAGCTACAAGTTGAGCAACAGCGTGTTGCATCTCAAGAACGCGCAGCCATGGCGGCAATAGAGGCCAAGAAGCAAATGGACTCAGAAAAGCTCCAGTCTCAAGAAGAAATTGAGGGGATGAAGCTGGGATTTGAGATCCAGAAAGCCAAGGAAGAGCTGGCCGCCAAAGAACAAATTGAAGGCATGAAAATCGGTGCGTCTATGAGGAGAGGCCAATGAGCGTTGATTTACTGAAGATGTTGTCTAAGAAACTACAAGAGGAGATCACTGTTATCACAGACGACTTGACACTAGGAAAGGCCAAAGACTTTGGCGATTACAAGCACGCGGTTGGGATGATCCGTGGTTTGATGATTGCCAATTCCATTATCGCCGACACGGCGGAACGATACGAGGAAATTGAATGAGCATCCTGATCGGCACAAACCCCGATGATCCAGGAACAACCACGGTATTGCCTGACACCGCAGAACAGAAGGCTAAACAACTTCCAGATCCCTCTGGATACCGCATCTTGTGTGCGTTACCAGAGATTGAAGACGCGTTTGATAACGGCTTGCTAAAAGCCGACATCACCATGCACTACGAGGAACTGCTCACAACGGTGTTGTTTGTTGTGAAGCTCGGCCCGGATTGCTACAAAGACCCATCCCGTTTTCCCAGTGGCCCTTATTGCAAACAGGGCGACTTTGTTCTTGTCCGACCACACGCTGGATCAAGGATAAAGATCCACGGCAGGGAGTTCCGAATCATCAACGACGATAGTGTCGAGGGGATTGTTGAAGATCCTCGCGGCATATCTCGCAAATAGGAGTGGCCATGTCTACCGTACCCAAGAAAGAGAACGAAGTCCCAGTGGGGGTGAACGACGAAGAAATTGAGGTTGCCGTGCAGGACGATACCCCCGAAGAAGACCGTGGACGCGAACCGCTTCCTGACGATTTGGTCAAGGAACTCGAAGCCGATGAGTTAGAAGACTACTCGGAAAAGGTCAAAGTCCGCTTGAAACAAATGAAGAAGGTGTGGCACGACGAGCGCCGCGCCAAAGAAGAGGCGGATCGGGAGCGACAAGAAGCTGTCAGCCTGGCGCAACGGCTAATTGATGAAAACAATAAGCTCAAAGCCAAGACATCCCAGTCGGAAACGGCGCTGATTGCTACTTTCAAGGAGCAAGCGGCTCGCCAACTAAAGGATGCACAGTCAGCCTATAAAGACGCTTTTGAGTCGGGCGATTCAGACCGTGTACTAGAGGCCCAGCAAACACTCAATGCGGCGCAAATGAAGGCGGCGCAAGCAGATCGAATCAAAACGCCTTTACAAAAACCCGAGACTGAGGTAAATACGCAACTTGAGCAGCCGAAACCAACTGTTCAGCGGGATTCCAAAGCCGTTTCGTGGCAAGAGCGAAACAATTGGTTTGGGAAGCACCGATTGATGACAGCCATGGCACTAGGACTGCACGAAGACTTAGTGGAACAAAATGGGGCAGCGTATGCCACCACCGACGAATACTACTCACGCATCGACAAAACAATGCGAGAGAAATTCCCGGAAGAGTTCCCAGATACGCAGACTGGGGGCGGCAAGCCCAGTCGAAGCGCAAGCAAACCCGCCAACGTGGTTGCTCCGGCATCACGAAGCACAGCTCCCAGAAAAGTTGTGTTGTCAGAAACTCAGGTGCGCCTTGCCAAGAAATTTGGCATCACCCCTGAACACTATGCTCGTGAATACTTGAAACTGGAGAACCGAAATGGCTGAAAACCGACTTGCACGCGAAATTCAATCCCGAAGCGCAACCGAGCGCCCCCGCGAGTGGCAGCGTCCAGAGACTTTGCCGCAACCGGATAAGCAGCCCGGCTGGGCTTACCGTTGGGTTCGGATCACGACCATGGGCCAATATGATGCTAAAAACATCTCGGCCAAGTTCCGCGAGGGATGGGAACCAGTTCGTGCCGAAGAACAACCGCAGTTCCAAATGCTGATTGATCCCAATAGTCGATACAAAGACAACATTGAGATCGCCGGCTTGTTGCTCTGCAAAATGCCAGAAGAATACGTTGGCCAACGCATGGCGTATTACGCCAAGGTGTCCAAGGACAACATGGATGCTGTGGACAACAACTTTATGAAAGAAAGCGATGCGCGGATGCCGCTCTTCAAAGAGAAAAAGTCCACGACATCGTTTGGTCAAGGTCGATAAATCAAGGAGTCCTTAAATGGCTTACCCATCAGTTGATGCCCCCTATGGGCTGATTCCGATCAATTTGATCGGCGGTCAGGTGTTTGCCGGTGCGACTCGTCAGATTCCCATCAATTCCGGCTCTGCTACCAACATCTTCTTTGGGGATGTGGTGAAGCTGGGCAGCGATGGCACTCTGTCGAAAGACACTGGTACAGACGCCGCCACCCCGGTCGGTGTTTTCATGGGCTGCTCGTACACTGACGCCACGTTCGGCAAGTTGTTTCGTCAGTATTACCCTGCAAGCACCGTTGCTTCCGACATCATGGCTTACGTTGAAGACGATCCCACCGCGCTATATAAGGTTGCTGTGGTGTCATCTACGACGACTATTAGCTATGTGAACCGCACCGCCGTTGGCAACAACGCAGTTTTGGTTCAAAACGCTGGAAGCACCACCAATGGCAACTCTAAAGTTGCTGTGAGTTCCACCACTGCCACAACCAGTACGTTCCCGGTTCGTGTCATTGATGTGGTTCCCGAAACAGCCATCGCTGGCTATCCTGCCTCCTACACGGAAGTGATCGTGAAATGGAACGCCGGTATGCACCAGTATGACAACGCAACTGGCGTATAAGGAGCTAACAAATGGCTATTTCACGCGCGCAACTACTCAAAGAGCTTCTTCCTGGCTTGAATGCGCTGTTTGGTCTTGAGTACAAGACCTACGGCGAACAGCATAAGGAGATCTTTGAAACCGAGTCTTCTGAGCGTTCGTTTGAAGAGGAAACCAAACTGTCTGGATTCTCCGCCGCTCCGGTGAAGAATGAGGGCAGTGCGATTGCCTACGATAACGGCCAAGAAGCCTGGACGGCACGCTACAACCACGAAACCATTGCGCTGGGTTTCAGCCTGACGGAAGAGGCCATCGAGGACAACCTCTATGACACTCTGTCAAGCCGTTACACCAAGGCACTGGCTCGTGCGATGGCGTACACCAAGCAGACCAAAGCGGCTGCCATCCTGAACAACGGCTTCTCGTCTACCTACAAAGGTGGCGATAACGTCGAACTGTTCTCGACGGCGCACCCGCTGGTGTCTGGTGGCACCAACAGCAACGAACCCGCTACGCCGGCTGACCTGAATGAAACC